TCTTGACTAACAGGTGTACCAACTTTCCAAGTGTACTCAGGGTCACTAGGCTGACATAGATGTCCAACACCAAGAGTTTTATAGCCTAGACTATCTTCATAGATTGCTAAGACTTCACCTTCGTGTCTCTTTATTTCAGCTTTACAAAGTTCCCTGTTCATTTCCAAATCCTAATCTGTCCATCTGTTCTTGGTAAGGCTCACCAGTAAATGGGTCAACTCTATCGGCAGGGTTTTCTTTTGTGAATGGTACGTCTGGTCCAGTTACTATGCCACCTGTTGCAAAGTTTGGTCTTTGTCCTTTAGTATTTGCTTCTGCTTCTATACTCTCTGCAATACTTTCTTCATAACCTAAAGCCTGTCCAACGGTAGGTCTTCGTGTAATTTCTTTTGCTGCCGGTATTGCAGTTTCTGCTACTTCTAAAGCTAATAAGTCTATTGTTTTAAAGTTATAAAAAGCTTTAAACAAATCATTTACTAAAGAATACGCAGGATAAATAGTTTCAATAACATTATCTTGCTTATACTTTATAGATGATACAATTTTGTCTATATACCAAGGATATTGTTGACCACTGAACATGGCTCCTTCAGCAATGAATTTATCAAAATCTTCAACCGGATTAACTTGTGCCAGTTTTCTTACTTCTTCATCTGGATGTAGCAAATTTTGTAACTGTCTAACGCTACCATATATTGGCAAAGTAGTTAGCATTAATGTTGCGAGTTTAGCATCTCCTTCTTCTATTCTTCCTATTAAAGAATTAGTTTGTGCAGACTTAGCCTGTGCCCAAGATAAAAAACTACCAGTAAATCTTATCCAAGGATTATTGGATTGTGAAAATAATCTTCTATTACCCACTGTAGGTATAAGTGCATCTCTATCTGCTGCACTTCTTCCCGCTTTTTCTAAAAGTATTTTTCCAAAGCTATCATTCATAGCTTCATCCATATCTTTAAATTGATTTAAATATTTTAAATTGTCTTTACTTAATCCTAAATTAGTTGTTTCTCTCAAATGACGTCTACTAAGTTTCATTTTTTTACTTAAATCAAAAGCTCTTATAGCACCTGCGTCAAATGCAAACTCTCTAGCAAATCTTGTTATTCGTCCAAGCTGAACTATTTCAAAAAATCTTTTCTGGAAGTTTACAACTTTCTGTTGATATTGTGTTGTGGCTGTCATAGAAAAAGCACTAAGTTCTTTTTGAAGAGTACCGTTGTATCGTCTATTTTTAAAAGGTGTTTGAAGTATTTTTTCAACTAAACCAAAAGTTATATCGCCATCTTTTCTACCAAACAATCCTTCTTTTATTCTACCGCTACGTATTCCTAAAGCACTTGAAGCTTTAACTGCATTTTCGCCCTGCTCTCGTAGTTGCAGCATCATAGATTGCATAAATGCTTTAGGTCCTGAATTTTGGTATACTTGTATTAAATCTCCCAAAGAAGGAATAGCTACTTTTACAAGTTTTGTAGTAGACAATAACGCTTGTAAAGTTAATGCCATGCTTTTTGAAAAACTATTAGGATCAACCCCTTTATTTATATCATGTACATTAAATAATGAGTTTACAGCATTAGATATTAATTTTACATCTCTGTTATATAGTTCTCTTAAACCTTTATCAAGATTAAAATCACCAGTTCCTCCAGACCGCAAGGATTCGTTTTTATAAAATTCTTTTAGTTGCTTAGTTATATCTTTTAATCCCTGTCCTTTAGAACCGAATCTCCTTGCAAATTCTACAACAGGTATTGTATTCTCAAATAAGGTATTAGTAGTATATTCAAAATCTTGAATAAATAAATCTTTAGCAAATGCTCTTGCCTCTTGATCAAATAATACTCTCTCATTATCAAAAAATCTAGCAGATTGTATAAGAGTATCTTTTTGTTTTAATGGGTTTCCATTACTATCTAAAAATGCTTCGGTTCCTTTTAATAAATTTTCACTATTAATAATTTCTTGTCTACGAATATTATCTGATTTATTTAAATAATTTTTTGCCAGTTCTTCTAATTTTTCATCAACTGTCTTACCACCCTTTCTATTACTTGTATCAGTAATAAGTTTATATTTTTTCGGATCTAATTTATTTAAATTAATATTTTGAATCTTAAAAGCTTCTTTTAAAATTTCTATAGTTTTTTTAGTTCCTAATAATTCAGCAGCTTGTGGATTAAAAATTTGTGTAAGACCATAAGAATCTAGGTCTTCAAAAACCAACCCTGTTTCTCTTACATATTGTTTAAATTCCTCTTGTAATTTAAAAACATCGTCTGCTATTTTTTGAGCTGCTGTATTTTGTAAATCTCCTTCATCTAAAAAAGAATATTTAGCAGAAGAAGGCATATTGCGTTGTTGTAAAATTCTACTTGCTGCTGCAATGTTTTCATCGCTAAAGCTTCCTGTAATTTCATACAGCTTTCTTCTAAATAAATCTGCTGCTTGAGCTGTTAATGTTTCAACAGCATCTGGTAAAGGTTCTCCAATACCAATGGTCATACCTTGATTTCTAAACAAAGTATTTCCAAAGCTTTGCATAATATAGTTATTTGCTTGTAAATGAGTTGCTTGGGTTCCTGCCAACAATTGTTTTGTGGCAGTCATCCAATGTAATTTAAACTCTTTTTGAAGCTCACCATTTAAAACTTGTTTCGTTTTGGATGATAATTTAAACTGACTATTTTGTATTCTTTTATTTAAAAATCCACTGAAAGCTCCTACTATCAAAGCAGCTGTTAAAGGATCATCGTCTTTACCATCACTCATTCCAATCGCAAGAACCCCTCCACCCATAGCTCCAACTAGTGGGCGTACAGTTTCTTGTACAAAAGCTCTCATTAAAGATTGACCATACTTTCCTTCTAATATTTTATTACCATTTTCATCAACTTTATTCCACATTTTTTTTAGTGAATTAAAACCAACTATAGCTGTTTGTTCTGGTAAAGCAATAAAATTTATGGCATCTATTTCCTTTTGAATTGTTACTGCTTGTTTTTCTAAATCTAAAATTTCTCGTTTGATATTTATTTTTTCAGCTTCAGTAATTGTTCTAGTTGGAGTTTCTTTTATAGTTGCATCTTTACCAAAAGGCATGACCTTTTGTTTTAAATCTCTTTCGGGAGTTTTAATTTGATTTGCTTTCTTTTTAAGTTTAAGTATTTCAGCATTTATTAAATCTAATTCAGTGTATTTAACACCTGCTGCATTTACATTATCACTCCATGCCTTGAAAGCTGGTTGACTTTCTGTTGCTGCTTCCTCTCCTGCTTCCACTAAAGCAGCCTTTGTAGGATTATCAATATTTTCTGTTACAATATTATCAGCACCTTTTGATTTAGTTAATCTATTTGCAACTAAAGAACTAACTCCGGAACTAATTCCTCCTAATCCAAAACTTAAACCTACATTTACAGGGCTTACCTCACCGTATAAAGTATATTCTCTAAGTGCCATATCACTTGCAGCAACACCACCACCAACTCCAACATTTATTAGTTTTCCGGCTTTGGCAATTTTTGTCCAAGGTATTAAAAGTGTCACTGGGTCAGCAATAGCTATACCCATTCTACCACTCAGCACCTGCATACTTTCTTGTTTACCTCTAAATTCTGGATAGTCTTTAAATATATCTTCTTGTCTTTTATTTTCTATTCGCTGTGCAGCTTCAGTAAAAGTTTCGTTTTCTTGACGGGTAAAAAATGCTTCCCCTAGTTGAACTAGATTACCTATAATAGTTTTTTCTTGTCTAGCACCGTATTGAATTTGCCGAGTTGTGCTAATAGATTCATCAATTTTAGAATAGTCTAAAGTTTCATCATAGTCTTCTGAAATAGAATCATATAAATCCTTTTTAGCCTGTGATGGCGGGAGAATTTCTTTTTCAATTTTTTCAAGTTTGTTATTTTCAAGATTTTTGTCAGCTATTATTTTTTCAGCATTTGCATTTTCTTGAATTTCTTGTAATTTACGCTGTTCCTCTAAACGCCTTTCTTCTTCTTCTCTTTTTTTACGTTCTTCTTCGGTTTCAATCAACGGAGAATTAGGAGATTCTACATCGTTTAAAGGTATTGAATTATAAAGATCTTGTCTATCTATTGTCAATTGGATAACTCCTATTAATTTCTACCGGGGATAGATAAAGGATTGGTTTCAAAATTTCTGTTAGCTTGAAAAAATGAACCTTGTCTAGCAAATGGACTTGGTTCTTTTGGTACATATTTATTATTATACAGATTTTGTAAAGTAACTATAAATTTATCTTTACCTTCAAACTCTTCTGTTGAATTTTTAAAATCATTAATATATTCCTCTGCATCTTCTTTGCTTCGTAAATTTAAAATATTTTGAAAATCATTTTGATACGCACCCAATGTTTTATTAAAGACTTTATTAACTCCGGATGGAGAAAAATTAATAACTGTATTTGCATTAAAGTTCAGCTCTTCCGATGTCGGATTTTGTGGCTTATTATTATTTAAGTAATTTTTTTCTATATATGTTCTAATACCTTGATCCACAAAATAATCATCATTTTTTATATTATCTTCAAAAGGTCTGTCTTGTCCAGATAATTCCCAATTTTGCTTTGCTTGTTTAGCAAAACCTAATATCTGAGAAGCTAACAATTCAGCACTATTACCTGTAGGGTCTCTATCCATTTCCCTTTGATAAAGCTGATATATAGTTAAATTTTTAGATCCAATAGTATATTTTCTATTATATAACATAGTTTTGTTTCTATCATCTTCGTTTCCACTAATAGCATTTCTAAGTACTTGAGAATGCCCACTGTCTGGCTCTGAATTATAAACTTTCGGTCCTAATTGAGTTTTTAATTCTTCTGGAGATAAAGGCGTATAAACTACAGAGTTATTAATGTCCGATAATTCTTTTGCAAAAGTTTGATCTTCACTAAGTGTTTTTACCAATTCTTTTTTTCTTGTTTCATTATAGCTAAAAGGTAATAATAAACGTTGTTGATCTATCACAACTTCTTCAAGCTTTGCTTTGCCTCTACCAAATAGACCTAATTGTCCTAGCATCCAGCCCCCAACATTACTTTCTTGATTAATAATTTCAACACCTTTATCCAGCTTATCTTGAATAGGTTTAAGAAATGTTTTACGTTCTTCAGCAGTGTCTTTAATATTTCTAAAGTTTTGAAATAGTTCTAACTTTTCTCCATATGCCTTTAGCTCGTCTTGAATTTTTGCATCAACCGATACTTTAAACTGTTCTAAATCTTTAGGATCTTTACCACCAAGTTCTCTAGTTTTATAAAGATCATAAAGCTCTTGGCGTTTTGCATTTTCCCAATCGTCAACACCCGCTGCACCGTATCTAGACATCATCTTAGCATGTCCATCCCAAAACTCTATACCTTTATTAAATTGTTTAGTTCTTTGATTTATAAGTCCGGCATTACTTGTAAGAAAAGTCTCGGCTCTTTGTTTAGCTTTGTTCCTTAATATAGCATTACCTGCTTGAATCCCAAGCAATAAACCCATAAACTGTTTTGCTTTTCGTTCTTCTTTTTTAGATTTCTGTTTAGCTTGAGCTAATAGAGATTCTCCTAATTGTTCAATAGCCATTATTGTGCCTCTTTACTTAATAAACTTTCTTGTGGTTCAGGTCTCTGTAATAAGCTTGGTTGTTCAGGTGGAACAAACTCTTCAAGCTTTTCTTCAATTTCTTTTGGAAACATGCCTTTCTGAGCTTTAGGAACTATTCTATCTTGAGCAATATCTATAGCTTTTTCAACGCTATCTAGTTGCTCATCGTCTTCCATTTCTTCTTCTTCCTCACCCCTATAAGTAACATAGTCGTGCACCCCACCTTTTTCTGCTAATGCTATAATCATATACATTACTGGCTCAATCAGTAGCATAAGTAGATCAGGGTTCCACATTCCTTTTTGGAATCCATCTTGCAACACAATCTGTGTAACATCTCCAACTGGCAATCCATTTTCTAATAATCCTAGCATCGAGTAATATGCTTCAGGCTCAGTTAGCTCTATAAATATTGCATCTATTGCAGGTTGTAGTTCTGTAAACTGTGGAGGACTTTCCCAAGGATAAGGATTATCTTTAGAATTAGTTAAAGATGAACCGGGAATAGGTCTACCATTAGTAGATAGAAACTTCAATCCTTCTTGATCGTAATCTTTGTATTCTGTATCTGGTAACATTTTATCCTCGTCCTAACATTCTATTAAAATAATCAAAATAAGCATCTCCAGTAAAGCCTGTTTCTTGTAAGTTTGCCATGTATGATGGTCCACCATAAGCAAAACTATTATTTTGCATTGTTAAATCTACTTGATTATATTTTGTATAAGCATCCTGTGCACTTAAACTTAAAAAATCTGGTACATCATATCTAGCATAAGAACCCATTTCAGCTTCTCCTACTATGCCTTGTTTAACCATATCACCAATACCTGTGGCAGCACTTGTTACAATTTGTTTTCCAATTGTTTCAGGAGCTTTCGCCACTTCACTTATGAACTTTTCTTTAACTGTTTCAAAATATCCTTTCTTAGGAGTTATTTTACTTGTATCAATAGCTAATCCTGCATCAACTGGCGTAGCAGTTCCTGTCTCTAAACCACGAGTAACAGCTTGAGATACCCCTGAAACATCACCAGTCATTGCTTGTTCCATTCCTTGTTGTACTGCATTTGATATTTCAATCCCCGGACCAACATCTGCTCTTGGTAGACTTGCTCCAGCTTCAAAAGATGCTTGAATTTTTTGTGGGTCAATATCAGGACCATTCTGAACCGCATCATTAATTAAATCTCCAGCATCAGCAGTAGGTCCTAACGTTTCTTTTGCTCTCCCTGTTAATGCATCAATACCACTACTAATTTTATCTGTAACATATTGGTATGCGTTTTGAACTTTAGTAGCTCCCCAATGTACACCCTTCATAACATAACCAGCAGCTTTTGCAAAGATATTAGAACTAGCTGTTAAGTTACCGGCAACTGTTCCCATACTTGCAAGACTAAATGTCGTGCCCGTCAGTCCAGTCCATATAGCACCAGCAGCCCAAGGCATTAAAAATCCTAAAGCAATTTGACCAACAATACCAAGTTTTGCAAAAGGTTTGGCAATTTTAGACATAATCTTTTTCAAACCTTTACCAATTTTTTTGATACCCTTACCAATTGACTTTACAACTTTTTTAACTGTTTTAAAAGGATTCCATCCCATATTATTCTCCTATTAACCTTTACCGCCAAATAATGAATTAATTAACGTACCAACCTTACTTACATTAGATGACCAATCTTTTGCAGATGCACCCTCATTTGCAAGTGCTTGTGCGTATAACTGAGCTTTTCTGTTTTCATCATTTTCAGCAGATTGCCATACATAGTTTGCCTGATCTCTTAGCTCTTGCCATAAGAATGACTGAGCCTGTGCTGACATATTAAAAGCATTCTGTGCGTTTTGCATAGCTACTTGGTTTGCAGCAGCTGTATTGATTGTATTTACCTGTCTTCTCCAAGCTAGGTTAGATTGTTCAATAGCTTGAGCATTTGCAACATTAAACTTATCTCTTTCAAAATCCATTTGAGAATTAAATTGATTAATATTATTTACCATAGCTGCATTTGCTTTTTCTAAATCTGCTTCAACTTGAAACTCTAAAGCTTGTCTAGCATTTATTTGTTGTGTATTAAATTGAGACATGGCGTTAGCTTGAGCAGCATTGTATTGTGATACTTGAGTAGCTAAACTTGTCATAAACTGTTGTGTTTGATTTTCACTAGCAGCATTGAATTGTCTTGCAGCATTTTCAGCAGCTTGGTTAGATAACAATCTTTGTTGCTCTTGTTGTGAGCGTAACACATTAGCCTGTTGCTCATTGTTTAAGTTTTGCATATCCATTGCAAGGAATGCTTGAGCATTTTGTATTTGAGCTTTCTGATAAAAATCAGCTTCAGCTAAATTAGCCTGTGACATTAACACAGCATTTTGTACAATAGCTTGTTGTCCAAACTCTGCTTCAGTTAAACCAACAGTTTGTAAGAACTTACTATTAGATAAAGCAGTTTGTTGATCAGCACTGAACTGAGCTAGATTAAGTTGGAAAACTTTATCAGCGTTACTAAGTGCTGTTTGTTGTCTGAATTGAGCATCTTGTAATTCTGCTCTCGCTTCTATTTCTCGTTGTTGCCCAACGCTTTGTTGTATAGCTTGAGCATTAGATTGTGCTAATGGTATAGCAGACTGAATGATAGCATTAAATAAAGCATCTCTTCCTACTGTGGAAGCACTAAGACCTCGTTGTGCCAACATAGCTTCAACAGATGCTACAGCTGGTCTAGCCCATGTAGGTATTTCTCCGTTTTCAATACCTGCTAATAAACTATTTAATTGTGTAGATACTAAAGCTTCTTCAGGCAATCCTTCAATTATTCCCCTCTCTTCCTCGCTTAAATCCATTAAACGAGATTCTAAATCTTCAGGGTCGTTCCCAAGTGCTTGAATTTGTTCTTCGCTAAGACCAGCATTTGCTAATTGTTTTTTAGCTCTTGTAACACGTGCTAAAGTTGTACCTGCTACTCTTGCAGCTTCTGCTTTTGCTTCAGGACTTAAAGTACCTACGACTCTTTCTGTTAAAGCACCGGGAACTATTTCTACTTTAACTCCTTCGATTGGTGCAACCCTTTCAACTTGTGCAGCTTTTGCAATTGCTTCAGGTCTAACTTCTCCTTCTGCTACCGCTACTTCAGGTGCAGCTTCTATTCTTGCTGCTTCGATTTCAGCTGGAGTCAATGGTTTAGGAGCCTCAACTCTTTCAACACCTGCAACTGCAACAGGTTGAGTGGCTGTAGGCATTTTAGCAGTTACAGCTTCTATTGGAGTAACTGGAGCCATTTCACGTGCAACTCCTAGGTCACCGACTTGAACTTCTTTAGGAGCCTGTATTTGTGGTACTCCTGTCATATCTCCAGCAGCTAGTTGTTCTGCTCTAGTTTTGGCAGCTTCCATAGCTTGATTTGTAGTATTAGTTGTTGTTCCGGTATCCTGTCTAAGAACCCATTGTCTTGTTTGTGGGTCAATAACAAATTGACCAGTTTGTAAAGCTTCAGCTTGGCTTCCATAACCGTA